TTGCCATGGATCAAACATACAAGTACTTCACCGAAAGGTGTTTGGAAACCAGTTTGGTCACTCTTAAAGTCGCAGCAGTATAAACATCGGAAACGCGCAATTAACGCGATGATGGTGTATGCAAGTCTTGTATTGCCAAAACGAGCAAGCCCAACACCGACACAGGAACGAAAGTTTCTGGGTTCTGTGAATCATGAACTCAAAGTTAGGGTTCATGTGGATGAAGGCGTGAGAGCTATTATAAGCTCAAATGCTTTTCATCGGGTTTTAGCCTCCTTAGATAGAGTTAGAAAGGTTGTCCCTTACAAGGATGATCCACCTGATTTTACTCAATGGATAGCAACTCGAAGAGGGTCGGATACACGTCGACTGGAGTCAGACGGTCAACAGCTGTCTAGATTCTTAGGCCAGGACTTTGGGAGGGCATTTCAATGCTTTCCTGAGGTTAAAAGTGCGTTAGGAGAAGATATCTGCGAAGATTATCGTCAACTAGTGCACCCTTGGCATAATTTCGATGGAGATTGGCGTAAAGCCAAGCCTCCAAAGGAACCTATAGGCGTGATAGGATCGTCGCAAGAGCCTGGGATGAAGTTCCGGGCATTTGCGTCACCTCACATGGTTTTACAATGTGCGTTAGAGCCGTTGAAGGTTTACCTTCTTCGGGTGCTGAAAGACTGGTGCATATGGGATTGTACCCATGACCAGGATGAGGGTGTGTTGAGAGTACAACAGTGGCTTAAGGATGGAAAAACGGTTTATTCCGTAGACCTATCTGATGCTACTAACAACTTTCCTTTGGATTTCCAATTGAGAGTACTTGGGAGTTTATTGATTCCTGAGTCGACTCTTCACCTATTAAAGGTGGTATCTAGGTCTCCTTTTAGGATTACCTGGAAAGATGAGTCTGTTGCGTGGGATGTAGGACAGCCTTTAGGGGCTGGACCTTCATTTCCTGCTTTTGCTCTTTCACACGGATTACTAGCCATGATTGCAGAGGCGCAATCAGGTTATCCCGATAGTTGGTTGGGTTCGTCCTTTCTGATTTTAGGTGATGACATAGTGATCAATGACGAGCGTGTTCATACACGGTATCGTTCCTTATTGGGCCAGCTTGCTTGTCCAATTTCAGAGCCAAAGTGTCTACAGAGCGCATTGTGTGCCGAGTTTGCCGGGAAACTGGTAACAAAGGATCACATATTTCACGGGTTTAAGTACAAGGATGTAACGGATATCAGCTTTATGGCTGTTATACGTACACTGGGTAGTCAGGCAATAAGCAGAAAAGTTCTCTCTGAGAACCAGTATGCATACGCTCAACTATTCCGAGATATCCCCGAACCTGTGGGCCTTGGGTTCAACCCCAAGGGTATTCCGTACACCGAAAGGTGGATGAAATACTTGCGCTACGTAGACCTTCGTCAACGTATGCAACCTGATTCGAAGATGGCGTCTAGTGCGGAATTGAAAAACCGCACGTTGTACACCTGGTCCGAAAGGACCAGGGATAACGATTACTTGTTTTACTTCAA